TGTATTCTAGACAGATTTAAACATTTAAAATTATCTTCTTCATGTTTTTTAGTTTTATATTTATAACTACTTTCTGTTGAAGTTAATTCAGGGTATTTTTCAAATATTTTTATAATCTTTTGACACACCTTCTTAGGAACTAAACCATTGATTCTATACTTTAAATCTGATATTTTATGGTCATAAGACATGTTTTTTGTTTCTTTCATTATTTCAATAATACTATATAAAGTTTATTAGAGAATTTCAATAGGTTTTTATATGTTACAAAAATTAGGCTTTGCCCCAGGATTTAACAAACAAGTTACCGAAACAGGCGCTGAGGGTCAGTGGTTTGATGGAGATAACGTACGTTTTAGATATGGTTCTCCTGAGAAAATTGGTGGTTGGGAACAATTAGGTACAGGGAAATTAACCGGTGCCGCAAGAGCTATACACAACTGGGATAATAATGTAGGTATAAAATATTCTGCAATTGGCACAAATAGAATTCTTTATGTTTTTTCAGATGGTCTTTACTATGACATTCATCCGATAAGAACCACAATTACTGGCGCAAATTTTACAAGTACATCAGGGTCCCCAACAGTCACAATAACTGTTTCTTCTAACCATGGTTTGCTAGATAATGATATAGTATTATTTGATGCTGTTTCTGGTTTATCTGGGTCTACTTTTACAAACGCCACATTTGAAGACGAAAAATTCATGGTGACTTCTGTACCAAGTAGCACAACTTTTACAATTACAATGGCCACTAACGAAGCCGGCACACCTGTAACCAATGCGGGATCTGCATCAATTCTTTGTTACTTTAACGTAGGACCTGCTACACAAGAATCAGGTTTTGGTTGGAGTTCGGGTTTATTTGGCGGTGTAGTAAACGGAGAAGCAACTAGTACTCTTGCTACTGCATTAACAGATACAACTACAACTAACGTTGTTCTTGCTAGTTCAAACTCGTTTCCGGCATCGGGGACCATAAGAATAGGTACAGAAGATATATCTTACACAGCTAACAACACAGGGACAAATACTTTAAGCGGTGGGGCAAGAGGTGCAAACAGTACAACAAAAGCAACACATACTCAAAATTCTGTTATTACAAATATTACAGATTACAACGGATGGGGTGAAGCTTCATCGACTACACAGTTTACACTTAACCCTGGTTTATGGGTTCTTGATAATTTTGGTACAAAGTTAATTGCTCTTATATACAATGGAGAATGTTTTGAATGGGATGCTACACCTCCTAATGCATTAAATACTCGGGCAACAATTATATCTGGGGCACCAACAGCATCGCGTCACATGATAGTATCAACTCCAGACAGACATTTAGTTTTCTTTGGAACTGAAACAACTATCGGGGATAAATCTACACAAGACGATATGTTTATAAGATTCTCTGACCAGGAAAATATTAATGAGTACACCATAAGAGCAGAAAATACGGCAGGTTCTCAGAGGCTTGCCGCAGGATCTAAAATCATGTCTGCTATTAAAGGTAGGGATGCTCTTTATGTATGGACCGATACAGCAATATTTTTAATGCAATTTGTAGGCCAACCTTTTACTTTTGCATTTCAACAAGCAGGGACTAACTGTGGATTAATTGGTAAAAATGCTTGCATTGAAGTTGATGGCTCAGCTTATTGGATGTCAGACAACGGTTTTTTTAACTATGATGGTCAATTAAGATCCATGCCTTGTTTAGTGGAAGATTTTGTTTACTCGGTAGATCCCGGACTTGGTGTTAATTTAGTAGCAAGGGATTTAATTAATGCAGGTATCAATAATCTTTTTGGAGAGATAAATTGGTTTTACTGTTCAGCTAATGCTACTTCGGTTGATAGAGTGGTTAGCTATAATTATGTAGATTCTACAAATGAAAGACCTATTTGGACAACAGGGTCTTTAAATAGATCTGCTTGGGTGGATTCTGCTGTATACGAAAAACCTCATGCAACACTTTATAATGCCGATGATGATGCCTCTTACGATGTCACTGGAAACGTAGACGGAAGTAGTATATACTATCAACACGAAACAGGGACCGATCAAGTTAATGCCGGCAATGTAATTACTGCTGTTAATGCTAATATTCTTTCTGGTGATTTTGATATTACCCAGAAAAGAAGTAATACAGGTCAAGCGGTAGGGACCCCTGATCTTAGAGGCGATGGTGAATATATGATGAGAATAAGTAGATTTATACCAGATTTTATAGAACAAACAGGTGACACTGAAATTAGTTTTACAACAAGAAACTACCCTAATACCACTGCAACGACTACAAATTTTACATCAACAGAAACTACAAATTTTAAAAGTACTAGACTTAGGGCTAGATCAATTGCATTAAAAGTATCTAATACAGGTACTGGAAAAAATTGGAAACTCGGTACATTTAGATTAGACATTGCACCAGGAGGAATGAGATAATGGCTACAGATGCAGAGATAAGAGAACGTTTTAAATATATACCTAAACAAGAATATTTAAAGGATCCATTTATCCTACCTGTTGAAGAAGAAATTATACCTGATTCAGGTGTTGTAAATACTAATGCTTTTGTAAACTCTGGTGGTGATAATAATGATGGTGATGATGATGAAAACATAATAAAAAAATATACTGGTCCTTATACGCCCCCCAAAGATGCAGCAAAACAATTGGGTAAGATGTTTATAATGGGTGGCCCACAGGCATATATAATGCAAAAATTAATATCAAAAGGAATTGGAGCTTTTAAAGATTATAGAAATAAAAACAAAGTAGAAAAATACACAGGTCAAGAAATGTCTAGCTATAGAGATGATAGACCATCATCTGAAAAAAATTATACCGGTGGAGATACTAATTCAAATCCAAGTACATCCGGTGCCCAAGATAGTTTTTCAAATAAAAGTGGGGTGGGTCGAACCGGATACTTCTTTGGTGGTAGAGTAAACTATAAGGCAGGTGGTAGAACAGATGCCGGTCCAAATAGAACAACAGCTTCACATTCAACTAGAGGGCAGATAAATGAATCGGGACAACAAGTAAGTGGAGGACAAACTACTAGAGATAATAATAATGGTGGTAACTCACCGTTCTATGGACCAAAACCAACTTTTTTTAATAACCCAGAAATATTAAATCAGGAAACTATTCTTGGAGATATACCTACGGGAATAGGTTTTGATAATTCTTATGGTAGATACAAAGCAACAATGGATCTAGAAGAAAGTCTTAAGGAAAAAGGGCTAGAGGGTGAAATTGAATATAATAATAATATAGGTAATTTTGACTTAGCTGCAAAATATAACACACAAGATGGACCTTCTTATGGTGCTGGTTATACTGGAAATAATTTTGATGTTAATGTCAATAATCAAACTGGAGCAAACGCTAGTTATAGTAAAGACATTGGTCCGGGAACATTTACAATGGCTGGTACATATAACCCAGACGGAACATATAATACAGAAGCAAGATACGGAATTTCTTTTGGTCAAGGAAAGAAAAACGGTGGTAGAATAGGTTTTAAAAACGGAGGCCTAGCGGGTTTATTATAATGGCTAAACTTGTACAATCATTAACTAGAGCGGGTAAGGAATACACACAGGTTAATCTACAGTCATTGGTTAGGGACCTGGATAGTGTTATAATAAAATTAAACAGTACGTTTCAAGAAGAAGTAAAACAGGAGATAGAAGCTAAGAGTTTCTTTTTAGAATAATGGCAGTAGTAAACCAATATAAATTTAAGGGAATAGATAACGATACAACTGGAAATGCTTTGGTTCCATTGGGAGCGGGTAATCCTTTAGTTAATGAGACTATAATTATTAAATCATTACTTGTCACATCGGCATCTACACCTACAGTAACTGTTACAAACAATGGTATTACAGCCATTAAATCAGCAGCACTTACCGCTAATGTCACAACAGAATTATTAACACAGCCATTGATAATAGAAGGCGGGTCTGTTTTTACAGTACAGTCAAGTAACACGGGTTCATTTGACATAGCTATCAGCTACTTAAACATTAAAAAGGAGAAGATAGACTAATGAAAGTATATGACGCTAAAGTAGAAGAAACTTACAGACACCTTGAGACAGGTGAGGTTTTTAAAGAGAGAAAAGACTGGGTAGCTAAGGGTTATAAGCCAGAAGAGATGGCACAGGACGTGAAAGTTATCATGCCGGCTCTTGATTTGTTTAGTAAAACAAAGTAAAACGGATAGACTAAGGATAAATTTATGGCAATTTCAAGAATGCAACAACCAAGACAGATGTACAATCAGGGTATGATGGTTCATGACCCTAGACAAGCCTATGGTTTAGGTGGTTTTATTAAGAAAGCTGTTCGTGGTGTTAAGAAAAT